TCAGTTATCTGTGTAAACACATATTTGCCAAAATCTTGGCCTAAATATGCACGATACTGTACGCCATCTGCAAATTGAATTCCGGCAAATTCTGGAACAGAGGTGGTTAACAGCTGTTGATCGAGGACCGGAATATCCGGAGTATTTGTCAAATCGTTATATGATCCGCTGAATAATATTGGCAAATCATTGAGACTATTATATGAACCATCAAATGCATCAGTAATACCATAACCAGCCAAAGTGGTTGGAACATTGGTTAGTGAAGAAAATTCACCGTCAAAAAATACAGGACGGTCACTAAGATCATTAAATGAAGTTTGCGGAACATCAGTAAGATCATTATATGATCCGCTAAATAGTTCTGGCGCTCCAATTAGATCTGTATATAAACGACTAAATTGGATCGAATATAATTCGCCAAACATTTCGTTGGTTTTAATAAAGGCGGCTCTGAGTGTATCGCCGTTTCCGTCGTTTGCTGATGCGCCTACTTCAATTACTTGTCTTGCCATGTTAGTCTAAGTCCACTGTGAATAGATCCGAATCTACTAAAATTGATGTTGAGTCTGCTGTTTCAGAGTACCGTACTTTTGCAGTTTCAATAACATCACCGAATGGGTTTGTCGTGTCGAAGATAATATCTGCAGCTTCTTGTCTGTACAAGTTATTATCGGCAACACGATCTTGATCATCAATGAATGTCTGTTTCTCTACATCGAATGATTGTAGAGATTCAAACGCATCGATCTCCTCAATGCCAGTTGCAATTTTCTCTGATGCATACTGGAAGAGTTCAACTTCAAGTCTGTATACATACAATTTTCCAAGTTGATAAAACGGATCCTGATGCTCTACAAACTTGATTTCAAATAGACCGTCAGTTAGAGGGAAATATAATAAATCTCCTTCTGCCGGTCTACCTGGCAAAACTGTCTGACCATACTGTCCAACAAATCTTTGCCATGTTCTTTTAGGGACAGTCAGTGTTGCAGACTGCTCCATCATTAAACCGAATTTACTTACAAAGGCACCTTGTCCTTCAAAGCCAGTATTCGATTCTAAATACATCTCTACAGGATACGCATGTCTAAATTCAGACAAACGATCTTCACCGAGAATATTGTCTTTACCGACAAGTGTCCTTGGTATATAGAAAAAGTCTTGTCCCCAAATTCTAACAGCTTCAATAATTAGATCTTCTAATAAAAGCTGTTCTCTTTTGGTTCCATGTGAAAAATATACGCTACGCATTACTTATCCCAAGAAAAATTCCAATGGAGCAGATTTTGAGATTAGCGTATCTTCTAATTCTTTAATTTCTTCTATGGCTTCTGCATAGAGTTTATCTCCATCCATCGTAACGCCGCCTGGAAGTTGCAATCCACTAAATTTCTTTATGTTAACTGCCCACTGTTTCTTAATAAGCGCTGTGGTATAGTGCTTTAACCATGGATCACCATAAACTGCAGGATAAGTCGCCGGATCAAGAGCTCTATAACTCTCAACTAGAACGTATGAATCGACGGGAATATTGTCTCCCCATGATTCGTCGATATACAATCTTCCAGTGTGTCTATTAAATCGGTACAGTTGTGAACCGTTCAATGTATGATCTAGTAACGCCAAATGGCCCATAACCTGTTTATAGTATATAACTGAAACGGAGGTTAAATCATACAAATCATTCAAACGAAGTTGATATTGTAAATCGAATATTGACTTTGACGTGCCCGTTCCAGCGGCAATTGGAAATACCTTGGTAACGCCGTAAACATAATCAGGAATAGGAATAGACCGAGCATCAACATCTTCTTGAGTTACCTGATGCTTTAGATACATTTTCTCAATGCCATCGTAATGATACATTCTCCAATGTTCTATGGCTTCGTCAACGCGGTCTTCCACTTGAGCGTCATCAATGTTGATTTCAACTACAGGTTCGCCGAGCGCTCTTAAGCAATAATCGATTAATCCATCTCGTGTTGTTACTGCCATTTGAATTCCCTATTGTTCTTATCTTCTATTTATACGTTTCTATTTTAACCAGCTTGGAAGATATATGCTTTACCAGATTAGCCGCCGACAAAGATATAAGCAGCACCAGCATCACCAGTGCCATCGGGGTCTTCATATTTTGCACCAACAATTACAGTATCGCCAGATATTGCAACTGATGTACCGAATTCATCACTTGATGCTCTATCCGATGCTAGAATCTTGATTTGCTGTGTCCATGTAGTGCCATCTCTGGTAAAGATATATGCTGAGCCAGCACTAGTAAGACCGGCAGGGTCTTCAACCGGCGCAGAAACAATTACCGTATCAGCCTCTATTGCAACAGAGTACCCAAATAGATCGACTGCTTCTGGATCAGACGCCTGAATCTTAGCTTGTTGTGTCCATGTGGTTCCTGATCTGGTAAATACATATGCTGAGCCGGCAGCATTAGCACCTGTGTCTTCACCCCAAGCACCAACAATTACCGTATCGCCATCTATTGCTACTGAGTGACCGAACTTATCCTCTGCCTGTATATCGGATGATAAAATCTTAGCTTGTTGTGTCCATGTAGTGCCTGATCTGGCAAATATATATGCAGCGCCAGTTTCTGCATTTTTTCCGAAAGCACCAACAATTACTGTATCGCCGTCTATTGCTGCTGAGCTACCAAAGTAAGCGCTTGTTGATCGATCCGATGCCTGAATCTTTGCTTGTTGTGTCCATGTAGTGCCTGATCTGGTGAAGATATATGCAGCGCCAGTATTAGTAGCACCAGTGTCTTCACCCATTGCACTAGCAACTATTGTATCTCCATCTATTGCTACTGAGTAACCAAACCAATCATCTTGTTGTATATCAGTTGATATAAGTTTAGCTTGTTGTGTCCATGTAGTACCAGATCTGGTAAATACATATGCAGCGCCACGGTCGTTAGCACGATAGCCACCAGCAACTAATGTATCGCCCGATATTGCTACTGAGAAACCAACCCATACATTTTGAATCCCTCCGATATCAGTTGCTGCTAACTTTGCTTGTTGTGTCCATGTAGTACCAGATCTGGTAAATACATATACAGCACCAGCATTAGTACCAGTGGAGTCTTCCTGATAAGCACCAACAGCTACCGTATCACCATCTATTGATACTGAGTAGCCAAAGTAATCATTTCCTTCTTTATCAGACGCTTGTATCTTGGCTTGTTGTGTAGTTAATGTCCAATCTGATCCAAATGTTAATGTAAACGAACTCACTGAAGTATCAATATTAACACCGTCTGATGCTGTGAATGCCAGATCAAATGTTGCTGGCGCTGTTCCAGGAGTAATTGTGAATACATTATCCACATTAGTAACTGTAATATCTTCTAACGATCCGCTGGTAACTTGATATCCCCAGATAATTGGTGTTCCTTCAGGGTCTGTCGCCTGAAGTGTAATAACAGTTGGAGTACCATCAGAGTTCAATGCATAAGTTGCATCAGCACCAGCGGTAATAGTAGGTGCTGTGTTGATAGTAGCGATCTCAAACCAACCACTGCCAGTAAAGATAAACAACTTGTTACCGTCTTGAACAAATGCCTTTGAACCAGCTGCAACATCTGTCAAAGGAAGACTCTGCACATCAACATATCCTTGAGTTGTCAGTGCATTATCTTCTGGTGCATCCGGAGTTGCAACTGACCAAGAATTGGATGCAGATGAATATTTAAATGTACGCCCGAACTCTGTATGAAGATCGTCGTTAGATGGTGATGTTGGAAATGCCATTTTATGTTCTTTCTTCTATATTAACCAGCTTTGAAGATATCGACTCTACCCATATCTGATCCTGGACGAGTTAGTCCAGCATAAGCGTAAAATCCTGAGATTGCTACAGTGACTCCGAACCCTTCATTTGCGTTTCCAGTTGGATTGCCTGTATAAAACAATAGATTACCTGTTGATACTTCAAAAATCCAAATCGCCCCGACATTTTGAGTTCCATTTGAAGCCCTTTCATTGGAACCTACGATCATATATTCTCCTGATATGTCAATTGATCTTCCAAAATAATCTGCGAAATATGTCGGTTCAATTAAATTCGGATCTTTTATAGAATATACTAGTGATCCTGTATTAGAATTATACACATACACATATCCACAATTATCATCGTATAACCCATCATCTTCATTTGTAGCCGCAACAGCAATATATCCATCCGATATTGCAACTGTGTTGCCAAAGTAATCATACCTAAAACTCTCTCCGGAGTTCTGAGGGCTCGGATTATTCAATGTCCAAATTAACGCCCCTGATGAAGCGTTAAAAACATATACTTTACCTTGATCAAACGCAGTTGTTGAACTGTCTTCATTAGGAGTTCCCACAACAATTTTAGATCCGTCAGTTGCAATTTTTTTGCCAAACTGATCGGCTACCTGACTCCCCGCATATGCATTAGGATTTTCAATCGTATACTGAATCGTCCCTGTAGAAGCGCTATAGACATATGCCCGACCTCTTGATCCGTTATAGTCCGGTTGACCAATAACTACTACATCGCCTGCAAGAGCTACAGACCACCCGAAGCTGGTTCCGGATGCTGGATTTTCTATTGTATGAGCTAAAGTAGTATCGGTCCAATCACCAGAAACTGTTTTGAAAATAAACACTCTACCTGCATTTGTTACGCCAGCTTTATCATCTCTTGGACTCCCGACAACAAGACAGTTGCCGTCCAAAGAAATAACTTCTCCAAACCAATCATTATATGTTCCATCATAGGGACTTGGATTTGGTATAGAGCTTATGAGAGCGCCGGTTGAAGCACTAATAATGTGAACTGCTCCGGAGTCGTATCCTGTACTAAGTCGCTCTCTATATGCACTTACAGCCAGATAATCTCCTGAGATTGATAATGCCGATCCAAAATTATAACTTGTTGGATTCTCATACGATTCCACTGTGTATGGACCTACAGAAGCAAGAAAACTAGCAGCAGTCCAATCTGGAACAAACGATAACGAGAATGTGCTTACTGAAGTATCAACATTGACTCCGTCAGATGCGGTAAATGTTAAACTAAACGATCCAGCATCTGCTGAGTTAGTACTGGGAGTAATGGTAAATACATTATCTACATTCGTAACTGTAGTACCACCGAGCGAACCACTGCTAACAGTATAACTCCACGTCAATGGAACGCCTTCAGGGTCATTTGCAGTTAGAGTAATAACAGTTGGTGTACCATCGGTGTTTAACGTATATGACGCTTGACCTCCAGCAGTAATAGTAGGATTAGTATTAACCAATGCAATCTCAAACCATCCAGTGCCGTTCCAGACATACAATCTATTAGATTCCTGAACATATGACATTGCACCAATCTCGTTTCCTGACATAGGTAAGTCGACTGCTTGTGTCACAGAAGAAGTTGTGGGCGCAGCTTCTTGGATTGGAGCGACAGTAGGACTACTGACAATATCCCATGCCCCTTTGTTGGCTTTGTATCTAAATCTTCTGCCGAATCGTTCGATAATATCGTTATCGTTTGGATTTATTGGAAATGCCATTGTTTATTCTTTCTTTATTAACCAGCTTTGAAGATGTATGCTTTACCAGAACCAATACCACCAGCTTCATCTTCACCAAAAGCACCAACAATAGCGTAATTGCCATCTATTGATATAGTGTCACGGCCAAAAAAATCAGACAAACTTGTATTGTAAGCATTGGGGTTATCTAATGTTTTTACTAATGCACCAGTCGTCACATCAAAGATATATGCTTTACCTGAACCAGTACCATTAGCGTCATCTTCCATATAAGCTCCAAGAATAGCATAATTACCTGATATTGATACTGAATGTCCAAAACGATCATCATCACTTGTATCATAAGCATTCGGATTATCTAATGTATGAACCAATGCTCCAGTAGTGACATTGAAAATATATGCTTTACCTGAAGTGTTTCCGCCAGCATCATCTTCTGCATAAGTACCAACAATTGCGTAATTACCAGATATTGCTACTGATGAGCCAAAGTAATCATTCTGACTTGTGCCATATGCAGTTGGATTATCTAATGTATGAACTAATGCTCCAGTTGTGACATCGAAGATATATGCTTTTCCCGCACGTATGCCGCCAGTATCAGCTTCAACATAAGCACCAACGATTGCGTAATTGCCATCTATTGCTACTGCGAAACCAAATTGATCATTAGCACTTGTACTATAAGCATTCGGATTATCTAATGTATGAAGCAGCGCACCTGTAGTGACGTTAAAGATATATGCTTTACCTGAATTACCACCACCAGCATCATCTTCAGTATGAGCACCAACGATTGCATAGCTATCTGATATCGCTAATGCGTAACCAAATTGATCAGTAGCGCTTGTATCATAAGGATTAGGATTATCTAGCGTATGAACTAATGCACCTGTAGTAACGTTAAAGATATATGCTTTACCTGAACTAGTACCACCAGCATCATCTTCAGAATAAGTACCTACAATTGCGTAATTACCAGATATCGCTACTCTGGAACCAAATTGATCACCAGCACTTGTGCCATAAGCATTCGGATTATCTAGCGTATGAACTAATGCACCTGTAGTAACGTTAAAGATATATGCTTTACCTGAAGTACTAGCACTAGCATCATCTTCGGATGCTGCACCAACGATTGCATAGTTACCATCTATTGCAATGGATCGACCAAAATCATCACCAGCACTTGTGCCATAAGCATTCGGATTGTCTAATGTGTGCAGAAGGGTTGCAGTAGTCCAATCTGGACCAAATGCCAATGTAAACTCTGCAACATCCGTATCTGATGCAGCGCCGTCAGATGCAACAAATCTCAACTGAAATACACCAGCGTCACTAATATTTGTACTAGGAGTAATTGTAAATACCGATCCGACATTGGTGACCGTTGTACTTCCCAACGATCCACTAACAACTTCATATGACCAAGTGATTGCGTGACCATCGGCATCGGTTGCAGCTAATGTGATAACAGTAGGTGTTCCATCACTAGCCAATGTATAAGTCGCACTAGGACCAGTACCGATTACTGGTGCAGTATTACTCATTGTAAACTGACTAGACGTGACAATTGTATTTGAACCATCAGTCGCTTTAAACGTCAGACCAAAGGAACCAATATCACTCGCTCTTGTGCTTGGTGTGATTGTAAAAACATTATCTGCTTGTGTTACTGTAGCAGTTCTACCAAGAGATCCTGTAGTAACTTCGTATGACCATGTAGGAGAAGTCAATCCACTTTGACTCAATGTAATAACAGTTGGAGTTCCGTCAGTAGCTAAAGTATAAGAACTGTTTGCACCAGAGATAGATGAAGATGCTCCTGCAATAGTTGCGATATTATACCATCCTGTACCACTCCATAGATACAGTCGATTTGTTTCTACGACGAATGCCATTGCACCAGCAGTATTGCCGGACAATGGTAATTCTACGGCGGTTTGATATGTGGTTGTATTACTTGCAGATACGGCTTGTTCAGCAGTGCGAACTTCTGCTACTGATGCAAGTGTTGATATTGGGGTCCACGATTCAGTGGTTTCGGAATATATGAATCTACGACCAAACTTCTTATGAGTTTGTCCAGTTCGTGCACTCCGTGGAAAATTTGCCATTGGGTATCTCCGATTATAGCGCTAAAAAATAACACTATGATTTTACTCTATAGTGTTATTTATACCTAGTTTGGTCTAAGATTAAAGTTCAGATCACTCTGCGTTTTCAAAACCAAGTGCATCTGTTGGCGGTGTGAAGTTAGCGGTATATCTTGCAACACCCTGCGTCCATCTAAAGTCTTCGACATATCCTCGGAAACTAGAAGTACTGGTAGCTGCATAGTATCCAATTGTTACATCTCCCGAGCTGTGTCCACCAGTACCTGAAGCCGATCCAGCGTTAACACCATTAATCCACAATGTAGTGGTTGTGCCATCATACGTCATTGCCACATGATGCCAAGCGTTAAGCGCACATGTCTCTGAGGCAGTTATCTGTACACCCACACCTTGTTTATCAACTTCAATCTTAGTGGCGGACCCATCCCATTTTAAGCTAAAAAAGTTTCCAGAGTTACGCCCAAGAATGTATTGCCTGTTATAGTTGTAATCCGGATAGAACCAAAATTCAACAGTATAAGGAAAAGCTTGATTTAACCACTGACCAGTTTCCCATGGAATGACTAGTCTGTCACCATTTCCATCAAAATATATTGCTGTGTCATTATACTTTGTCTGTGTTGTTGATGTAGTAATATCGCCAACCATTTGAAAGTGTTGCTTAGTCATCTCATCATAAATACCAGCATTGCTCATGTTTAATAGCAACTCTGTGCCGGAAA